TCGAAGGCGCGCCAAGCGCTGGAGTCATCCTCACAGTTTACCCGATTATGAGTTCCAAGGCGCGTGGCTTGAGATACAAGCGACCGGACGGCCGGCAGGTCAGACCGGATTTTGTGTTGATTGACGACCCGCAGGACGACGAACAGGCGCGCAACCCGCAGCAGGTAACGAAGATTTTGAACAGGATACACAAAGGCATCTTGATGAGCAAAGGACACAAGCGCAAGGTCGCTGTCTTGATAGCCTGTACAGTCATCGAAGAGAATGACGTCGTGTCGCAGTTGTTGGAATCCGAAAAGTATATGCAATGGATTTCATGCCGTAGAAAAATGATTAAGTCATGGGCGACAGATCATCAAAAAATGTGGATGGAGAAATACGCATCGATCCGCAGAGATTACGACCGCACTGACAAAGAGCAAAAGAAGAAAGCTGCAAAGAAGGCCACGTCGTATTATCGCAAGAACCGCAAGAGAATGGACAAGGGCGCGGCGGTAAGCTGGAAACACTGTTATGATTCCGACGAAGAGCTATCGGCCATACAACACGCTTACAACATCCTCATAGATTACGGTGAAGAGGTCTTTGCCGCCGAGTGTCAAAACACGCCGCTCACTGCCGGCGACGCTGGCAATTTGACTATGACGGAACTTGACGCAGCTGTGAGGAAGGTACGGCGCCGCCTTGTGCCGTCGTGGACACAGCACTTGACTGCCGGCGTTGACATCCATGACGATGTCCTGTTCTGGGCGGTATGTTCATGGGACAAGGAAACGTTCGCCGGGCATCTTGTGGACTTCGGGACCTGGCCAGAACAGCGAGCGCATTATTTCAAACAGGGATCGGTACACAATAACCTTATGCGTAAGTATCCCGGCTATGGGAAAGAGGCGTCAATCCGCGCGGGCGTCGATCATGTGGTTGCCCAAATCTGCGCGGCCGAATATCACAACCAGGACGGCGGCGAAATGAAGGTTGAAAAGGTCCTTGTCGACAGTGGCTACGTGCCGGAGATAATATTCAACTCGATCATAGAAGAGGCCGACGCCAGGATTGTACAACCGTCGCGCGGCGTCTACGCTGGCGTGAAGAAAGCGACGTTCAACGAAACAACCAGATCCCGCCGCAAGGCAACGCGGTCGGAAGTGATTTCCTACGGTGACAACTGGCGAGAGTGCAAGGTTGAAAAATTCTCTTCAGTCCGCCGGATATTCTACGACACCAATAGCTTCAAGTCATTTTTCCGCGCAAGGGTACAATCGCACAAAGGCGCGGTAAGCGCTTTTTCATTCTGCGATCTTGGCAACTTCAAGCGATTGGTGTTCGATCAAATCCTTGGCGAAAGGTTTGTTGTCGTCGAGGCCGAAGGCAAGCGGGTTGAAGAGTGGGACAAGCTGGCGCCGCATACTGACAACCATCTACTGGATTGCATCATTCAAGCAACGGCCGCAGCGTCGTTTATAGGTTGTGCTATCAAGGGTGTTACTGCAAAGAAGAGTGGCGGCAAGCTGAAACTCAACATGGCCGCATCGTCCGCCACAGCGCTTGGAATAAGGGGTTTATAAATGGTCAATGAAAAGTTGGACTTGAAAGAGGTTGACGGCGAGTCGTTAAGAAGGTTGGGACATCCTGCCGCACCGCAGGGCGGAATTGCATGCGAGAAATGCGGTTGCAAGCATTGGTTTACAAAGCGGACGCTTGGCAAGGAAGGCGAGGTCAGGCGGTACAAGACTTGTCGGAATTGCGGGAAGAAAACGCGCACAGTCGAACGGCCGGGCTAGACTGTGCGCGTTGGGTGTTTATTCCTTCGGGCGCCAATGTGTCGGGGTATAATAGACATACATCGAGCCGTCAGGGAAAAACCACAGATTCCCTTTTAGCACCAAGTCAGTTTCATTTCTCACGCCGTCTTCGTCTTCGATCTTTGTCTCAACTACTACCCCTTGCGGGGCACAGTCGGACGGTCGCCAATATCTGCACATAGATTCCCTTCCTACAAATAATCCCCATGATTCCGATAAAGCTCTTCAAGCGCCAGTGACATCAGACGGTCGACCTTGCGCTCATCCTTCTGCCACCTGGACACATGCTGAAACGGGCAAGCCCGTATTGCGCCAAGCCGTGTACCGCGCTTGAAAATCTTTGACATCGGTATGTTTTCAAGCGCTTTGGAAATGTTGTCATACGACGCGCCGGTAAGGGCTCGCAGCTTGGCGATTGAATCAACGGGGCCCTTTTTTAGATAACTTTGCAGCACAACCTCACCTGTGAACGTCAGCCGCATGCGCGGATGATCCATGCCGACATATCGCCAATCAATAAGTTTTTTACGCTTGGCGCTTTTTACCGTTGATTCGTGGTTCTCTACCTGGATCGGCACATAATAACCGCCGACCTTCTTGCCTGTGACAATTGCGATCAACAGATCGTATTCGGCTTTTGTTACTTTCATACCATCACCTTTCTACGCCGCAGCCGCTTTCGCAACCGCCGGCGATTCCATTTCTTTGACTTGCCGCCACGCGGGGTTATTGCGCGGGCGAATCGATTGAACGCGGCGGCAGCCCTTCTCATGCTGTCCATGAAGTGGCTTATATTACATGTGAGGTTTATAAATATCGAGGTCTTCTTGATACCAGGACGGCCAAATGTTTTTAGCATAGTTCCCTTTCTATGTCTCCAGCTTAAACCGCTCTGGAACATCCTGCCCAATCAAATCAACGACGTCATAGTCTTCGATATTGTGAAGCTTGCGCGGTAGGTCAGAACGCAACCACCCGAAAGAGCTTGACGTGTGACGGCCTATCTCTGTCCCGTCTTCATGCAAGAGCCTTCCGCCACAGTTGCCCATAAACTCGACACCGACTTCGCGCGCGTCTTCAATGCTTGCCGCTTTGTCGTCGGTGTAATCACATACCATGTAAACTTTTTTCTTCATAATTCCCTTTCGTGAACCTGCGCGACATTGCGCCGGGGTTGTTAGCCTATCTCCAATTCGGCGCCCTTTTCTAACACAACGACTCGAAGGTTGTGCGGCAGGTTGCTCCTGTTATCCCAACATGTCGCGTTACTCTCACCCAAAACTACTAAATGATTTCTAAATGCTTGTACAACCTTGCCGTTGATGTCATTGGTAATGTTATCAACAATCACACCGATCTGGCCGCAATCCATTTCTTTTGCCGCTACGCTTTTTCTGTAATCTTTTTTAGTTCTCACCGACATATCGTTTCCCTTTTCTGCTATTCCTCAAGCTCAAGATAAACACCTTCATCATCATCACCGGCAACTGTCCTCACTCCAATGAAATCCCCTCCTGTCATTACTTCGACTTTGGTGTCAGGTTTGAATTCCCCAAGCAACTTGATTAGTTCTTCCACATCCATAATCTTCCTCCTTTAGACTTCCGCCAAAACGTCTTCCCATTCCATGCCAATCCATCCCTCTAAATTAGCTTCATCAAAGATTTCTTCGCCCATGGATACAATCATACTATAAGTTTTTAGATCGTGACGACCCAAGATGTCTTCCGCTTTCTCTGTCGTCAATGTTGCGCCTTGGGTATCCTGTAACCGAGTTACATTTTCCATCATCTTGGCAGACTTGGCTTGACGGTTAAGGATGGCTTGAATTTTCTTTTCTTCGGACTTGGTCATCTTGTCCCCTTTCGCGTTCGGCGTCATTGCCTTACATCCATATATTAACACATGGATTAACCTTTGCAACTTCTTTTATCGATTTTTATCAATTTCTCACCCTTTTTTTCCAGATGTAGAAAAACACACAACCCTCTAACGGATAAGGCGTTGCAACGCATGCCTTTGCAAGTATGTTGACAGCATACGATTTTTTTATTCAGAGGTCCCAACATGGCGACACCAACACCGGCGGAAATGGTTGCAGCAATTACAGTCGCGCTGGCAAAAGCGCCTGGCGTAAAGGTGATCATGTACTCCGACGGCCGTCGTGTTGAGTGGGATCGTAAGCAAGCAATCCAAGAACTAGGCTACTGGCAAGCACAGGTCGACGCGCAAGCGTCAAGCGGTTTGACCATGTCTCGCATGAATTTGCTCGGAGACGCATAATGGGCATACTCGATTATTTCAGCAAGCCAAAGCTTACCATGTCATCCATGAAAGAAGCTGTCGTCGAATGCAACGACCGGGTCAAAGCGTCTTACTATGTGTCGACCTCAGATTCTAAATCAATGGACTTCAGCTTCGCAAAAGGCGTCGGCTTTAATGCTGCATTGATTTCCGACCTTGTGACATTACGCAACCGCACCCGTTACGAACTGCGACAGAACGGCCTTGCCAAAGGGCTTGGCCGAACGTATGCAAACAGCGCTGTCAACACCGGGCCCATGCTGTCTATTGACACTGCTGACAAAGAGTGGGCCCAGATGGTCGAGCTTGCTTTCGCAGCATGGTCGAAACAGTGTGGCTACCTGGACGGCGATTCCCTTGGCGAAATGACGCATCTTGGCGTAAGGCGATTCTTTCCAGATGGCGAGTACTTGAAGGTATCGCGCATTGACGACGACTCCGAAAATCCGGTCAAGCTGAAATTCTTAATGGTCAGCGTTGACCGCTTGGAAACGCCGCAAGAGTTCGCAGCCGATCCAAACGTCGTGCAGGGAATCAGAACCGACTCAGACGGCCGGCCGGTAGAATATTACATTTCCGGCAACGATCCGGACATCAAGCAAGAGTATGTCGCGCCGACATATACCCCTGTCAAAAAGTCAAATGTGATTCACGTATTTTACAGAGAAGATCCGGCGCAGCTTCGCGGCGAGCCATGGCTTGCACAAAGTTTGCCAATCTATCACAAGCTACGCCGGTATGACGAAGCCACGATCGCCGCCGCAATTGTTGCAAGCAAGTTTGCAATGATGCTGGTAAACAAGAATCCCGACATTGTGACATCGGCCGCACAGATATTGCCCGCCGGCGTAATGGACATCAACGACGGCATGGCGACAGTATTGCCGACAGGGTATGAAGCACAGGGCTTTACATCGACTCAGCCAGAAAGCAATAATTCAGAGTTCCGCCGCGATCAGATAGCAGCTGCAGGAATGGGCGTCGGCATGCCGGCCAACATTGCAACCGGTGACTCTTCAAAGTCTTCCTTTGCGTCCGCCAGGTATGACGGCGTTGCGCTTGAGATCGAAGGCAATGTAGCTCGTGAAATGATTCAATCCCGCGACCTTAATAAAACGTTTGCTCTATGGCTACGCGAAGCGCTGGCCGTTGGCGTTGTCGACCGAGACCCGCCGGACGTCTATTCGCTTAGCTGGCGCTGGCCTCGCGAAGAGCGACACACAGATCCATTAAAGGCCGCCAACGCGGGCAGAGCAAAAACCGAAGGCGGCTTGCAAACTGTTGGCGCCTATCACATGGAGAATGGAAAAGACCGCGAACAAGCTTATCAAGATTTGAAGGATGAAGTCGCACGATACAAAGCCGACGGCTTGCTGCATCCTTCAATGGTAGAGGCCGAACCATTTGAAGACGACGACGACGAAGGGAATAACAATGCCACAAAAAAGAAGAACGATTAAAGATATCCTTGCAGCTATCGAAGGCGGGCCGGAAGTTTTCTTTGCATGTGGCGATCTAAATCTCGTTGCAGCCAAAGACGATGGCGACAAGTTGCCATCATTCAAAATGGACGCATACAACGGCGGGCAGATGACCCTCGCCGGTTGGCCGTATGATGTTGTTGTCGATCTTAAAGGTATGCAGGTCGGCGCCAAGTCACGGCCAATACTTCGCGATCATGATCCCAAGCGGCCGGTCGGTCATTCAACCAAGATCAACAAAGGCATTTCGGCCCTTGGCGTCGAAGGCGTGATTTCAATGGTGAACAGCGAAGCCGAAGAGGTTGTCACCAGCGGCCGCAATAAGTTCCCTTGGCAAGCTTCAATTGGCGCCAGGGTGACAAAGGCAGCTTTTGTGCCAGAAGGCAAGAGCGCAAAGATTAACGGGAAAACGTTTGACGGTCCTATTGTGTGGGCCAAACGTTCAAAACTTGGCGAAGTGTCGGTCGTTGCATTGGGCGCCGACGACACTACGTCAACAAAGATTGCGGCCATGGTCGCAGGTATAGGAGAATCAGACATGAAGTTCAACGAGTGGCTAAAGGCCGAATATGGTTTGAACGCTGAAGACCTCAGCGCAGAGCAGACCAAGAAGTTTGAAGCACTTTTCGCAACCGCCGAAGGCGAGGCCGAAGGTGAAGGCGAAGGCGAGGCCGAAGAGCCCGCCAAGAAAGTAGAAGGCACCGCCGACAACGTTGTCAACGAGATCCGCGCCGAAGCCGCGCGCGTATCTGAAATCAATGCAGTATGCGTAAAGCATCCTGAGATTGCCGCCAAGGCAATCAAAGCCGGTTGGAATTCTGACAAGGCCGAAAACGCAGTATTGAAAGTTGAAGCCGCTCACGAAGATGCTGACAGCAAGATTAAGAAAATCAACATCATTCCAGGCGCGAAGGTTGACGCCGCAGCATTGAAGGCCGGTATTGTCATGGGGTCCGGATTCCTGTCCGACGACCAGCTGCTAAAGGCTGGATTCGAAGAGAAGGCGCTTGACCTCGGTCATAAGCTTCGCCGGCTCGGTATTCGCGACACTATCCGCGCATGTTGCGAAATGGACGGCAAGCCCGTTCCTGCCATTACCGCCGATGCAAGCGAATGGATCAGAGCTGGTTTTTCCACGACCAACTTTGCAGGACTTCTGTCCGACAGTGCGAATAAGATTTTGCTTTCGTCTTATCGCGCCGTACCTTCTGCCGCTCGCATTATCGCCCGCAAGCTTTCAGTCAATGACTTCAAAACTCATACTGGCTACCGCTTGACCGGTGACGGCATCTTCGAAAAGGTTGCCGACGGCGGCGCGCTGAAACATGGCGAGCTTGCAGACCAGAGCTTCGCGCATTCCGTAGACACTTACGGCAAGATGCTCGGACTCACCCGCAAGGACATGATCAACGATGACCTTGGCGCCTTCACCGCAATCCCTAACCTGTTAGGTCGCGGCGCAGCGCTGAAAGTCGAAAGCCTGTTCTGGGCTTTGGTTATTGCTAACACCGATACTTTCTTCGGTTCTGGCAACAACAACTATATCGACGGCGCTGACACGGTCCTGTCCGCCACTGGTCTTGACGAAGCTGTCCAGACTTTGGAAGATCAGACCGACCCCGACGGCAACCCAATTCTAGTCGGTGGAAAGTATCTTGTCGTCCCTACCGCCTTGAAGGGCACCGCTCAGCGTTTGTACAGTTCTGAGCTTGTTGTCGGCGATAGCGATCGGCCAGATGCAAACATCTACCAGAACGCATACTCGCCAGTTGCAACGCCTTACCTGACGTCCGCTCTTGAGTGGTATCTGTTTGGCGATCCTGCAGACGTTGCCGCCTTCGGTATTGCATACCTGAACGGCGTTGACACCCCTGTAATCGAGGAAGTGGACCC